TACATAAAATGTGTCTTTGACAAGTTCATCAAAATATAAAGTGCCTACTGTGGTCGTGTTGCTGTGTGCCACATTAAAATTAGTATCTGCCCATAACATTGGAAGCAAGACTGCATCTGTTGCATCGCATACTTCTTGAAGGGTTGCATCTGGATACAATGTGCCTACGCCTAGTGTTGAGCGTAATTCTGCAACTGTTGTAAGTGCCATTGCGATTCCTTTCTAAAGGCTCTGAGGGGTAGAGGGCTACTACCCCTCAGAGCGACTTAGTAACCTATTACGCTAGGTTGAAACGACGTACGCCTGCTCCAGCCTTAGCAACATAAATTGCTAAGTATGCATACATGTTGATTTCAACTTCGCCTGTTGTCAAAACATTGACACGAAGGTTAGTTGTTGGTGACTCCCAGACATAAACTGAATCTGGAGCAACCAAGAATGCTGACTCATCAATAATTCCTGAAACAGTAATGTTGTGATCAATTACTAGGTCTGTGCCTAGAATGTTTCCAACAGTAGATGAACCTGAAGCTGCACCTGAAGCATTGTATGTTGCGCCTTGTGCTGAATATAGGGCTCGTCCAGTGGTATCTGCGTATCCTTGAATTGCAGCCCACTGATCTGTAGAAGCTACTAGCTTGCGAGCATAGTCTCCACCAGTTCCCTTATATGCTGCTGCTGATTCAGTTGCAATGAAGCTCTGAAGTCCTGCTGCTGTTGCAGCTACACCAGTTGCTTGAACACCAGAAGTTGTAAATGCAGCAATAAGAGCAGCATCTGTAGCCTTTTCATAGCCTTTACGCATTTCATTAAGAAGCAATGTCTCAAATGCAGGATTTGAAAAATCTAGAAGCTCAAAAGATACTCGGTTTAGTGATGAGTATTTAGCTGCTGTGACTGTGTCATAGCTTGAAGTCATTCCTGTTTCAGATGGAGCTGCACCTTCTGCTGTTGAAGCAGAAGTTGGAGCTGTGCCCATCTTTGGCACTGTGAAACTAAGTTGTGGAACAGTTCCAGCGCGTGTTACTGCATCAAATGCAGGACGTCCTGAGAATGTTGTTGTTACGAAGTTTGTAAGGTGTGCTGGCAATGTTAGACCAGTGTTTGTTGCAGTAGAATCATCTGCTGCTTCAACGATGCGGCGAGCATCGTTATCACCAAGAGCAGCTTTAATAGATGCTCCTAGATATTGTTCTGATGTAATTGGTGCAATGCGCTCACGCACATTAGTTACCGCCACAGTTGGGCGAGCAGCTTCAACTGCTGCTGCCTCTACTGGTGCTGCAACAGTCTCTGGAGTGTTCTCCATTGATTGCTCGCTTTCTGTTGGTTGGATTTCTTCTACTGCTTCTGGAGTTTCCTCAGCAGCTATATCAGTGACCATTGCCGATTTGAAAGCGGCCTCTGTCACTAAACTGACTTCATAGAGACGAGCAGCACTTACATGCATGATGCCACTCTTCATCTTGGACTTGATTACTTCAACGCCTACTGAAAGACCGCTCACAAGTCCTTCTTCAGCCATAATTAAACTTTGAGTTCCTTTTTCGCTTTTTGATACAGAAAAGGAAGCATAGATGCCATCGTTAGCAACTTCATTAAAATAAGAAGCGCGACCGCGAGGGTCTTTAGAATTGTGCTGATTTAGCAGCTTAATTTTCTTTGGATCTTCTGGCAGTTGGATTGAGCCGTTTTCAAATACAACTCGTCCTGCTGAAGTGTTGCCGATTTCTCCAGTACCGATTGGAACAATCTTTCCAGAGATTGTTCGTTCTGCTACATTGGCAGTTAAATCAGCAGAGAATGTAATAATGTTGTTTTCCATTAACTCATGCCTTCGCTTCCATTAGGTGTTAGGTCTGTCATTTCCATCGCTTGCTCTAAAGTAATAAGTCCAAGTGCTAGTAACTTTTCAATAACTAACAATTCATCCATTGGATTAGCGCGCAAGAATGATGCGTCCAAATCGAAACGCACTTGATTTCCATTTGCAGTTACATCATTCATGCTGAGTCTGTCCTCAATGGCAGAAATGAAAGGCTGCAAAGTTAGCGAGACAAATTGTTTTCTAGAATCTAACAAATTAGAGTAGGTCATTGAATTGTTTGCGTCAGCAGATAAATAAAATGCATCGCAATTCATAAGTCTTGAAATTTGAGTTGCGTAGTCCTGTTTGGCTTCGTTGTAGAGCATTTCTTTAGGTGAATAAGAAACTGCGTTATAAGATAAAGTAGAAGTCAAATAAGCAGTATTGCGCTGAGACCTAGCCGATTTCCAAGCTGCTAATAATCCTTGCACTTCTTTCGGATCAAGGTCAGCACCAGAATTGGAGATGTAACCAGTCGGCATTGGTGTGCTCGCTGCTACCGCGCTTGCAATTTCTAAATCAAGTGCAGCTCTTAAAACTCTTGCACCGCTTGTAAGTACGCCATCATTAAGTGATTGGAATGTTACGACATCATCATTAGAATAAAATGTTTGATCTACATAATAACCTTCAATGAAGTGACCTTCTGAATCTCCATAATAAGGACTTACACGCTGATTAGGAATCCATTCGTAAGATGCTGGTCTGCCATCCTCTTGATACCTAGATTTTATAATCCATATTGACCAGCCGTAGAAAAGCAATGAATCAACTGTGTAAGCAATAGTAACTGAACGAGGTTGATTGATTGCAGGCTGATCCATCCAGACTGGCTTACCTAATTCTTCTCCAGTTGATTTGCGATACAACTCTAAAGGCATAGATGCAATAGTTCCGCAAATTAGATTTCTAGCTCTTACGACCGATGGAATTTCAAGTGCTAGTTCTCTAGTTATTGATTGAGCTGGTACTAGCGAAGTAAGTAATGGAGTTGATAAAACTTGTGGGGCATATTGCGCTTGGACAGTCGGTTTAGATTCCCTTGGTACTGCTCGCGTAAATATACCCATAGTCATAAAGTGTAGCATTTGTCAAGTAATTAGACAACACGCCACGAACTGTCTAAGTTACAATCTGAGGTTTAGGTGCTGGAAGCATTAACTTGCTCACTACCATTGCCAAGCCAATCGGAGCCGATATGTCTCCTGCTGACTTTCGCTTAATAATTCTCCAAGCCGAGTCATTGACTTTAGCTGCACAATTATTCATCTGTTGGATAAGTTCCGCTTGCCCATTATGAACGACTTTGTGAGTTACTAATCCAGTGAGCAAATCCCCACATGCTTGATAGAACTGCTGACCTGAGACATCCTCTGTCATAACTCCTGCCTGCTTTAATCTATCGGCTATAGATTGAGTGGCATACTTGTCGTAGCAGACTAGGCGCGGTCTGTAAAGGTCACACCAGCCTTTAATAGCGGCTGCAATCTTTAGATCATCTACTGCGACCTGAGAACTCCAGACTTCCATAATTCCTATACCGATTCGCCCGTCACTGAGTAATTGGCCAGCCACTAATGATGCATTTCTTCTACTCGGACTTACATCAAAGGCAAAGACTGTGTATGCACCGACTGCAAGCTCTAGAGTGTTATCGCTAGTCTCCTCTAAGACTCCATGAGGCCAAGGACTCTGCAAGGAATCAATCCATTGGCATAAAGTCTCAGTACGAGTAGTCTCAATCGGAGCAGTCGCAATCGCTTCCTCGATTGACTCCTTGGTAACTGTATAACCAAGGGCAGGATTGCTAGGTGCTACAGCATCTCGCCAAAAAGCTTCTGATCTAATGTCTATCTTGCAATACTGTGGGGCAGAATACTCATAATAGCCAAAGGTCTCAGGCGGGTAGTCCTTGGCGCGCTCGACAAGGGAATTAAGCACTGTGCTAAAAGCATCTCCAGCATTGCTAGTTAAAAATGTCTGAGCATTAGCTCTTGCGCGGGTAGTAGGGATAGCAGCCTTATAGCCATCCTCGGATATTTCACGCACTTCATCAATCCATAAGAAGTCAGCAGTACGACCACGCGCTGAGTCTCTGGTATCTGAGACGAGGTCGAGAGTTGCACCATTGAGCAGCTCTATTCGTTCCCCACCATTGGCATAACGCACTGCCTTAGTCATTGCCTTTAACTCTGGAGTTGATTCTATGATCCATGCGATTTCTCTAAAGGTCATAAGGGCAGTTGCTCGGTTAGAGGACATGATGATGTGCTTCTTTTCGTTGCCATAGAACATGCCCCAAATTACACGCACTCTACCAAGGTGACTTTTGCCATTCTGACGGCTGATGAGCAATAATGCAGTCTTAACTTTGTACTGCTCTTTCTTATCGACCATCATCATTTGTTTAAGAATAAACTCTTGGTAAGGCATAAGCTTGTCCATCTTTAGACGCTCAACCATTTCAAGAACTTCACTAGATCGTGACTTGCCTTTGAGAAGTGGGCTATGAACCCTTGGTTGAGTTGCCCCTCGTAGCGGCTGGGTCTTTTTGGTCTTAGTTGTCATTGAATCGGACTAGGTCGGAGCTTAAAAGGACTGTCCAGCATCGGCTCGGACTTCATCGGGGATATATGCCCTGAAAAGACAGGGGGGGTAGAGCGTTATATGCCCTGAAAAGACAGGGGGGGTAGAGCGTTGTGCTAAAAAAACCCCTTCTGACTTAGATGATTTAAGTTGGTTGCACTTGGCACAGCAGGCAACAAGGTTATCCATGTCATGACTGCCACCATCCTTGCGACTAATCACATGATCTACCTGATTGGCTTCTTGACCACAATATGCACAGATGTAACCATCACGCTTTAATACTCTTAAGCGCTGGTCTTTCCACTTTTGTAATCCAAGCTCTCTATGGCTTGCATCTCTTAATGCCACCCTTTAGTTCTCCAATGATCTAATGCAATGCATGGCTCACCATATCTATGGCCTATGTAGTCTAAGCCCCATTGTACTTGAGTCCAACCATCTTGTTCTTTAAGCCACTCACTCTTGCCTTGAGGAATACCATAGTGAGAACCATTAACAGCTAATGGATTCCATGCTGATTCTTTACCATAGAGCTTTAATAAGCATTGATATTCTTTATAGTTAAAGTCTAATAGATAGAGAGAATAAGTTTTGTAATCAATATACTCTTTTTGTTGCACTGATTCAGAGCTACCTGCATAAGGCATTATGCATAGAGCTATCCCAATAGCTACTAGCACCCCGCAAGCTACGCCCCTGAAGGGCTTGCGGTGAGCCTTTGAGAGGCTCTGCGCCGTTAGCGTACCATGGCTGTCAATGATGTGCATAACTCGTGTCCTAACTAAGCGTGAAGTGAAGTTCTGCCCCTACTTATCCACAGGTTATTGTATTAAGTATTTCTTTTCCTAACTCATAAGGAATCATGGATCTAAGTCTTGCATTCTTTAATTTACCAGTACCACCTGCATTAGTACCAGCTGGTGATGATTCATGACAATCCATTCCTGGACTGCACATTGGTCTAGGTGTCCAGTCAAGTGTTCCCCATACATCTGTCGGCTTCATACGCGTATCACCATATTGACAGTAAGTAATTGTCCATCTCTTTAAGTCTTTGACCACATCTTGCTTTCTAAGCATGCCTCTAGGATTTTCCATAATCCAACCATGAGTAGGCTTCAGGTCTTGCATTAACTTAATTGTGTGACCTACTAATGCAATGGCTTCAAAGACTTCTGGCCGCTTGGGAACACAATTACCACGCCCACCAGTCCAGTAATGTCCAATGCTCGCCACACTAAACTTCTGGCATGGTGGTGAAGCCCAGATAAAGTCTGGCTGACCATACTTAGCAATTAACCCTTCAGCCGTTAGTTGTAAAATGTCTCGTTCATGTGCTTCAAAGTATTCATCTAACTCAACTTTGATGATTGTATGTCCTGCATCCTCAAATGCCTGAGTGCTAGACCCAGTGCCTGAGAAGAAGTCGTATATAATCAATCTTTACCCCATCCTGTACCCTTGAAGATTGCCCCTACTGGGCTAATTACCTTGTCCATTGGTTCATTACAATAAGTACATAGAACTGTTGGTTTATCATGCCAGCCATGATGCAACTCATTCTTTAATCCGCATCTTCCACATTTGTAATCGTAGGCTGGCATTAACGCACCTTGCCAAACGCCTTAATTGCTTCGACATTGTCATCAC